TGAGTAATAGGGCTAACAAACTGAACATACTGACCTGCGGCAGTCTGGGAAACATTAGGCGTGTCTGCAGCCGCTCTCAATCTTTCTTCAGAAAACAAATACGGATCGTCAACGGAGTATCTGCCACCAAAAGGATCGGAAGATAATGCATCCAACACGAGTTGTGAAAACCCTTGAGGATTGTCGCGCAATGCTTGAACATCAGCACCTTTCGCAGCGCCTTTTATCTTATTGGCAATCTGCACTGTGTTCATCAAATTTTGGTCTTCTTGCCCCATGTAATACTGGTAACCAGCTTCATCTGGGTCACGACCAAATGCCTGACGGTAGGCAGAAGTAATATTCTGAGTGTCGTAGTCAAAGCCTTCTTTGGTGCGATCAATCTCTTCCGAAATTCTCTGCGGCGTTATTCCTTGAGCCAATTTAGCAACGTAATGATTTAACGCTCCCTGCTCTGGCGCACGACCTAATTGCTCAGCAAAGATTCTGCGAACCGTCTCTTCGCGGTTTGCTTGAGGATTTGCTGTCTGACCACCAGACGGCGGAGGCGGCGCTATAGGGGTAGGCGTTGAAGCACCAGAGCTTGCAGGGACTGTCGCACTAAGGCCACCAACAGGCGCTGAAGGCCCCACAGGAGCCGCTCTTGCCGCCTCTAACGCAGCAACCTCCCGCGCAATCGATTGCGCAGCCTCAAATCTGGCTGCAGCATCTGGCACGCCAGCCCAATATGAATCTGAAAGGCTACCGCCATTTGCCATTTTCTTTAATGGGCTCATGCTTCGTTCCTCATAGCGCTCAATCCACCGACGAATGTACGTCTTGGAGTGGTCATTTCAGCCCATTTTTCAGGCGAAATCATTATATTGGTTTGTGGGAATAGGTCGGCAAGACTTAACTGTCTGCTTAACCCACCTTGAGGCTGTCGTTGTTGTTGAGGCTGCTGTCCATCAGACAAAATGTCAGACAGGCTGTCAGCTTTGTTTAAAACATCTTTGGCTTTATCAATAATAGAAGTGCCACCTGTAGGGGTGTTCGGTAGATACCAAGAAGGCGCTTGTAGGCCGACGGAGCCTTTGCCAATAGCATCTAATCCAGCGCCTACTTTAGAACCAACATTTGGCGCTAGTCCTTGCGTGACAGGAACCTTAATGTTGCCAACCCCACTAGCGAAGGATTCCGTCGCGCCGGAAACTTTTGACGGCAACATAGAGCCGGGGAATTTGAGACCACCGCCTGCAACTCCGGTGCTGCTACCACCACCGACCGGCATACCGGGGAAAGTTGCGTTGGAGAAGATGTTGGTAGGGATCGCGGTGCTAGCATAAGCAGGCGCTGCCGACACGCCAACACTACCGTAACCGCCACCAATAAAGCCGCCACCAGTGCCTGTGGTTGTGGCTGCAGTGGCTCCCGCTCCCGCTCCAGCACCTCCCGCAGCTCCCGCAGTGCCTAAAACCTGACTCAGACCGTACGCACCTAACAGCAAACCACCGGTCGCCAGCAGGAACTTCATGAACGTATTCTCGTGCATGTCGTTGTAGTAGGTCTGGTAGTCACCAGCAACCTTGTCTACCTTCTGAGCCGTCGCCCTAGCGATGTCGTCAGGGTTAGCGCCCAGCTCAATCGCTCGGTTTGAGATGTCTTGGTACTTCTGACCGAGAGCCGCTAACTTATCTTTGTTGGCACCGGACGCCGTGACATCCGGATCGATGTTCTGTTCTAACCAGTTATTGACATAAACCCCAGTTGCAGCATCCTTTACGAACTCTCCGGGGTTTTGAGCATACGCATCGACCGCTGCTCTCGGCCCGTACCTCTCAACCATCTGCTGGGCTTTTTCTTCGTCCGTAAACGCAGCCGTTCCCGCCTTTGAGAACCACATGGCATAGGTCGGGAGGTCGTAAACGTCAGCCCCAGAGTGAACATCGTAATCAGCAACCGAGTCCGCAGGGTAATACTGACCCTCATTAAACGAAATCGGGTTCATTAGATTCAGACCCTCCATACCAGCACGATTGTCTTGGTATGGGTTTCTGAGCTGAGCTAACGAAGAGAAGTCATCAGGCAGCTCTATGCCCTTCTCAGCGGCATAGGCACGAGCCTCAGCCTCAAACTTCGAGTTGATGTACTCCTGAGCCTCGGGTGACCAGCCTACCTCTTCGATCCGCTTGGGATCCATCGCAAAGTCATAGTTGGTATCGACTAGCTTCTGCTCTCGACGGGACTTCTGCCCCATTTGATCTGGCCCTTTAGGGGGCTCAGCTTCAAACTGCGTTAAGTAGTTTCGGTACGCCTCTTCGTCTGGGAGCCGACCTAGATAGTTTTTAAAGACTCGGACAAGGTTAGCCTCGGGCAACTTCATCAAGTCGTTACGCAGTACCGATGGTGTGAAATCAAGGCGCTGAGATGGCTCCCTTGAGCCCATCGTCGTTGACGAATAATTGAAATAGTCGTCCATGCCCATGACGCGCTGTAACTCATCGTCACTTGGGCCACGACCTAAGACGTTCTGGTACTGCCGAGTAATCTGATCTTGCGGAGTTAGGCTCCTGTACTCATCCGAGTTTAGGATCGTATCGGCAAGCTGAGCGCGGCTTATTTCCTGACCAACGAGGTCTTCAATAGCGCCTTCATCTGGGTCTCTGCCCAGATAGTTTTGGTAGACGTAGTTAACGTCGGATTTTTTTAGCGCCATTATTTTGCCGGGAGATAAGGATCTACATTGATTGCGTTTACTAACGCAGCCGCCCAGTCTTGCCAGTTGTCATACACATAAGGGCCGGGGATCGCTTCGTTACTGAATACGTCAATTGCCTTAAGGGATGCAGCCCAAGTCTTCCAATCGCCATCAGGAATAGCTAACTGCTGCGTGGAATAAGCCTCACACATCAGCGAAGCCCACGACTCCCAAGTGTGGTAGCGAGGATCGTAGACGAGCGAAATGTCAGACATTAGAAGCCCCTAACGTCGCCGAAGTTAGCGCTGATCAAAACTCGTCCCATCTGGTAGTTACCACCAGAGACGTTGCTGCCAAACTTCAAACGGCCTAACCGGCGCTGCTCACGCATATCAATCTTGTTGGTATTTGGGTCAAACAAGTACGGGTCAGAGTAAACGTCTTGGCTCTGAGCATACGGTCTACCAACAACCTGAACATACATCCCGTTACTCTGAACGAAATCAGGCTCAATACGCTCAATGTGCAGCCACTTGTTCTCGCCTACACTACCGCTAGGGAACTGTGGAGACTGCGCAGGGCCACCAGCAACCCACCCTAAGTCTGAGGTCTCGAAGTAGCTCTCAATCGCTACAAAGCTCTCACCATCAACCGCATCCGTGCCAATCTCGTGCTGCCAAATGGTTGTCAGTCCGGGCATCGTTTGGAATTCAGCCGTCTCAGTCTGAGTCGCTGTAGCGTTAGCAGAGAGCGTCACCGTGATGTTTCCGGGCGTCATGCTGGGCGCTATAGCAATGACATACGCCCCAGAGGGAATGCTTGCCGAATCTACAACCTGATTCAGGGCGATCTGGTTAGTTGCAGCCATCTCTATGTCTGCGTTGCCATTCGTTGTGCTGATTGACGAAGAAAAGATCGGCTCTTCAGTCGTCAGATTAGTACCCGCATTAACAGGGAACTTAAAGACCTGAGAGAAGTAGCCAGCACTACGCGCAGCACCCGGAGAGAATCCACCGTCGTACCAAGTGTTCTCACGGACGTTGTAGATGATGCAGTTGTTGCACTCTTCTGAGTCCCCATGCGGGTAGAACCACCAGATCTCGCCAAACCGAGGAACTTTAGTCGCCCAGACTTTCTGTCTTTGAGCGTAGTTCAAGTTGTCAAAGAAATAGTTCTGATTCATTGAGTTGGGAATCTCTTTGACTACCCCGTTGTATAGGAGAAAGCGGTCAACCCCAGCCCAATAATAAATGCCGTCGTATTCAATAACAGACTGAGAAGAAAGGATAGAACTTTGATTTGAAATGGTGTCATAGCGCCAATAGGTAGAAGGAGCCCAGTTCTGAGTACCAGCCACACCTAAAGATTGCGGCGCATACGATACACGGATGAGCGAATCTAACGACCAAAACAAGCCGGATGGGGAGTTCGAACCACCTCGAACCGGCAACCCTTTCACAATCTTCGTAGAGGCCGCAGAAACCTCGTTAGACTCGGCGCTGTTCCAATCAAATGGATCACCCGCTGCAGAGTTCTTAATTAGCCCGTTATCGCCATATACAAACACATAGGGGTGCAGAACCACCACACCGCCTGAAACTTGAATCAGGTTACCCGTAGGCGCAGCACCATTAATGTCTTTGAGCGGAGTCACTACAGAACCAAGCACAGAGCCAGCAAAAACCGAAGTGTTAGCCGTGCTATCAATCTGAGCTAAGTTCAGACCCGGATGCGCTAAAAGCAACGTATTCTGAGACCCCGCAGAGTCATACATAGCATCGAACTGCCAGAGGTTTAGGTTATTCGCAGTAAAGACCGACTGAACGGTTGCCACAGGAACGGAGAAGCCAGAACCTGTACCGCCAATAGCCGAAGCTGGTGCGGTTAAAGAATCGCCAACCGAATAAGATGTGCCGCTTGTTGTAATAGTGACAGTCGTGACTACGTTACCAGCGACAACTATCGTTGCTTTAGCGCCAGTGCCAGTACCGCCAGTAAGACTAACATTTGTATAAGTATTGTTAGTGTATGCAGATCCACCAATGACCGTCCCTAAAGTAAGTACCGAGCCGCCAAACGTAAATGGCGTAAGACCTGCGCCGATACCGTTGTTATCAACAACAAAGGTCTCTAAGCCTGCCGAGTAACCGTTGAAAATACGGTTGAAGCCGTCTTCGGAGTTTACATAAATACCACGAGACAGCCCATGCGTCTCATTAGTCATCGACCGATAACCAGCTATCTTACGAGGACGCCCACGTTGAAACCTTACCCAGCGACCATCAACGTAGGTGTTTTTGTCGAAAAACGTACCGTCGCGCTGAATGCCGGGCTGAGTATCAAGTGTGAAAACCTTAGCGGTCATACAAACGTCCCGCCTGAAATGCCGCTAGGGGCTGTGATTCCATTAGCACTTACCGTCAGCTCATTGACACCCAGAATTGCAATGTTGAACTCACCGGAGGTTGCTCGGTAGATACCTGTGCTGACTTCATTAGCAAAGTTCAGAGACGGAGCCGCTACTGTGCCATCGTTCAGAGAGACGTTGGTCAAACCTACCGATACTGTAATTGCCGAAATGATGTTTACAGAATCGCAAATAAGAATAGAACTCTCACCCTGCGCTAACGTGACGTTGTTTCCACTACCAGTAGTAAAGGTCACATCGTAGTTACTAACGCCACCTACGGCCTCGTTGACCATGTAGTAGACCTGAACCGTTGGCGGCAAGGTCACCGTAGCGTTACCAGCTAGAGTCCCTGTGTACTTCTGAATGACGTTAGACGCCTCAGTTGTAGTGAGGGTAAACGCACCGCCTGCGGATACGTCTTTAGTCAACTGAGTGAAGTTGAACAGGGTGGACTTGCCTAAACCCACCGTGTAGAACGCAGAGCCAGAACAGACCACAATACAAGAGTCTGTAGGCTGCATGATGATCGACGACGATCCGTTGATCAGCGTGCCACCTTGAGCTGCTACCGTCAGAGCGCCAGTCCCAGAGTTTCTCAGCATCACAAACCAGTTGTTGCCAAGATTACTCACGGTATCCAGAGTCAGCGTACCAGCACCGCCAGTCCACACATACGTCTGTGCGCGGTAAGTAACGTCAGCAGTAGCGCTTGAGCTAAAGGTCGTAACAGGGTGCGACTGATTTAGGGTTACACCAGAGGCCAGCAGGCCATAACCAGCCAACGTACCCGCATCTGCCGAAGAGGAGCCCACACCAAAGGCAATAACGCCCCATGTACCGGCCTCATTTGGGTTTGCCGTGATGTAGATGTACTTCGTCTCACCCGCCGCCACAGAGATGATCGTGCCAGCGTTGTTGAACGTCTTGACCGTGAACGTATTCGAGCCGACGTTGCGAATCAGGGCATCGTTACCTACCGAGGTCTGGTTCGCAGGCGGCATGTACAGCGACAGACCCGAAGTCGTCGCCGTTACGTTCATGATCCGGGCTGCGTAGTCATCCGTTGCGTTGCCGTTAATAGGCCACTGAAGCTGCGTATTCGCAGACAGCGTTACCGCACGGAAAGAAACATCCGTCGGTTGAATGACGGTTCCGGTAAAAGGACTGTTGTAGCTCATGATTAGCTATCCAATGCAACGGCTTGACGGTCACCCATACGCTGGATGTCTTCGGCTTTCAAGACCTGCATGATCTTGTCGTACTGAGCCTGCCACATCGGTATGCGCTCGTCGTTTTTGAGGAACGGCATAGCCTGTAACAGAGTCCCATACAGAAGAGCCTGCGGGGCGTAGATGGTGAACCAGTTAACTTGATTAGACGAATCCAAAGGCTGGATGCGCTCGTAGTACAGCACCTCAAAGGCGTAGTCATCGTCCGGGGTCGGAGCGATCAGCCAGTGGGTGTAGTCGTAATCTGCGTAGTATTTAGGGGCGTCAGTCTGGGTAGGATTAGGCCAGTATTCACGCAGGTACTCGTATTTGCGCAGGAATACAGGCTGTCTGACACCGCCTACGGTAACGTTCATAGAGACCGTCTTGTGCCAGCGTGCAGGCTTATCAATGACCGCCTGATTAGCCACAAGCGTAGACTGCATAGGCGTCAAGTTGCCGAGGAACTTAATCTCAGCAGCGATCACCTGCTCAGCGAGCATGATGAACGTAGGAATCTTTTCGAGTGTTGCTTGGTCGGTACGCTCTAAGTAGCTCGAAATGTCAGCTACCAGTGAGTCATACGTCATTACAGCCGCTGTAGTCATCACCACACCTTTTTCTTGATAGATTCAGGCTGCGGGACGAATTGCTTGCCTTGTTTAGTACCCTCTCTCTTGGCACGGGTCGTAGCACCGTACTCGGCAGGAGTTAATTTTTCTCGGGCTTGTTTCGGCAAATATCGTTCGCCTGTCGCCTTAGAACCTTGTGTGGACGGTTTGCCAGACTTTGTACCCCAGTCTTCTTTTGTCCACTTTGCAAGTGAATTATCTGCCTTTTTGGGGCCTTTGTAACCCCCTCCAGCACCTTTATATTTCTGGGTTGCTAACTGAGCCTTTCTTGCGCTCCATTCCCCCGGATCACCACCCTTGCCAGAGGCTTTCACCGAAGCAACAATCCGCTTCCATTTAGCGGGATCAGACTTAACGGCGCTGCTCATAGCTCTGCCTCACTTGGTCGTATTGGGCGTAGCACTGCTTGAGGGCGACTCTGACTTCGTCGGCTTCTCTAGCGATCCGGACAACCACTTCGCTATCCTCTCGGTAAAGCTCTCGGGCGGTACAGGCACTTGATCCAGCGCCGGAGGGATTGGACACGGTACTGGTTTGGGTGGGGCGCTCCGGCCTGTTGCGCAGGCTGTTAGCCAAAGCGGTATTACGAGCAACCAAATCACGCGTTTCACGGTCTTTCTCCTGTCTTAGCCTATCTGCACCCATCTGAAGCTGCTGCTGCCGCTCTACGGCTTCCTGAAGGGCTTTATTATGGGCTTCCTGCTGCTTTAGGCGCTCCGCATCCCACTCGGCGTATACAGCCGCAGAGCCGTCTTTCTCGCCTTTAAAGTAGCCCCCAGCAGTCGCTATACCGACCGCCAAGACCGCCATCAGGATCATGTAAGGGTTCATTTGGGTGCCGCAAAATAGAGCGCTATCTCATCGTTCCGACGCTTCACCAGACCCGGCAAAACCTTGCCACCACCCTTGGTGAACTTCAGGAACTCCTGCTTCGCACCTTCAAAGTCACCCCGGTTGTGCTTCTGCCGGAGAGTGGATCTCTGGAGGGTGCCTAGCCCAACATTGAATGCAAAGCTGACCAACGCGCCCAAGCGATTTTCGTTAAGATGGTCAGGGCAGTAACGAAGAACACCAGCGATAAAGCGCTGTAGGTCTTTCTCAAGGATCGAATCAACTTCTTCTTTGCTAAATACACGGAAGTCCTCTACTTTGAGTGCGAACTTATCGCGTTGATCGACGGGCATCTTGCCCTGCTCTGGGTACAGCACATGCCCCACACCTATCGTCCACAACCTAGCCGGACACTTGTACGGCTTGTATCGAACACCTTCGTGGTGCTTGATCATTGCAATTGTGGCAACCGGCAGCTTCATTTGCTAGCCTTCGAGTTACCACGGGAACCAAACCACATAGCGATGATCGTACCCAAGAGGGCCATTTCGTCTGCGTCAAACACGATCTCCATGATCTGAATAAACTCACCCACAGAAGTGATTGTGTTGCCATGTATGAAAATCCACAGCATCGTCAACAAGTTGATCAGCACCAGCTCAAGCACAAAGATGAAGGTGACAAACGGGCGGGTAGCCGCAGTCATGTCCTTGACCCACTGGGAAGAGGACTCTAGTAGCTTCTCTTGGTTGTTGTAAATAGCGGCGGTCTGCGCCATGTACTGCTGATGATCTTGCTCATCGTTTTCGCGGACTTCCTCGGTTTTATCTGACGGGGAATAGCCCTTGTCTGTCAGCGCCAACTGCTGGCGCATCTGCATGTGCAGGATGTCTAGCTCGTGCTTCTTGTCCGCACGGTCTTGCAGCAGGTCAAACAGTCTGGGAAAGAGAGCGACTAGGTAGCCACCAAGAGTTGAGATAAGCGTCAGCATGATTGCTCCTTATTTACCGTACATCCGTTCAATCTGAATCTCTTTGCGTAGTTCCCGCATCTTCTTGACTTCATACACCGCAGCATTCGTGGCTATCAGCATGTCGTAGTACATAAAAGCCAATATTGGCATTATGATAAAGAACATCAAAAGTACAGCCATCACTACAACGATCAGTGACCAAGGGACATTTTCATCGTCGCGCTTTTCGTTACCAGCCACATTAGACCCGCCGCCCAAATTAGTATAAATACGACTCCCGAAAACCACGCCACTTTTGCCCTGAGTTCCGCTATTCTTCTTTTGCGTCGCCATCTTGCTATTTGAGCTAACCTCAGTTCCTCTGCGTGGGCTTCTTCCTGCTCGGCAACGATCCGCTGCCACATCTCTTCAAACTTGCTCCACAAGGCACCTAACTCCGGTGGCGCTCGGTATGTCATCGTCTCTCGAATCTCTACCAGCATGGCATCTAATCTCGCCGTAATCAGTATCCGCTTCAACGCCCGCCGCCCGATACTCTCTTCACCCTTGTAGACCTGCTTGGCGTCCAACTGCTCCTTCAAGAACAACTTGCTGATTGCGTCATAGCTGTCCATCAACGCACCCAACTGATTACCGATGTCGGTAAAAACGTCGTTCGGGTCGGCTTTTGCCACCTCTTGCACACGCTGGACTTCTGCGTGGTACTGCTGCTTCTGTGCCGGAGTAGGATCAACGATCTTGTCGTACTGCTGCTTCAGATCATCAATAACGTCTTTTGCTTCTCCGGCTACGCTCTTAATTTCCTTGTACAACTCACAGCCCTTTCGAACTGCGGCGACCGCTGCGTTTGCTGCCGCTAATAAAGTTAGCGGGTCAATTTTTTACTCCGGCTGAGAAGGCCAAGTAATGTCCCAAGGGAACCCCACCTGCGTCGGCACATCACGCAACGCTTGCCGGTAAGTAGCCCATGCAGCTTTATCGACTTGAGAATCTTCCACTTGTGTCCAGTCCGACTCCGAAAGTCTATTGTTGCGGTCGTTGCGAACATTTGTGGCTTGCTCACCATCCCGACGCGCTTTGTATGCAGCTTCTTGCTCTGCTGCCGTACCACTCTCATTGTCCGTAAAGATTGGGCCTAGAACGTATTTGGTGTACCACTTGCCGTCGATCTGCTCAATGCCTGCAAACTGACTGTATTGATAAACAGTGCCGCCAGTTGCCTGTGGGCCTTCAAACACTGACTGAACGCCGTTAGCTTCCATCCACTCCAAAGTAATTGGAAGGCGCACTTTTACTTTTCCGGAAAAATAATCCCGCAGAGCATGGTCTGTCGGGAAATACTCGCCTGTTGCTTCTACTCTGTATCCCATGATGTTTCCTCTGATTAACTGATGGCAAGAAAAATGTATGTTCCACCGTTAGCATTCAATCCTGCTGGTGCTGCTGCCGTGACTTGAAACCCTGTGCTTGCAGTGTCTACATAGTTAGTGTTCGTTACTTCAGCGGCTGTTGAGTTCAAGAACAGGTATGGATCGTTACCGCTTGTAATTCCTCGTGCGCTGTCATACACCCACCAGTCACCCGTTGAGTCAGTCCGCTTGATAAGAACGAACCTAGCACCAGCCGCGAATCCACAGTTAATGGTTTGTAATGCACCCGTGCCTGTATAGCTACCTACTTTGGATACACCGGGGCAAGAAGCGAATAAATAAGCAACGTAGGTTTTTGCGGAACCATTAACACCCACATAGCTACCAAGACTAAAAGTCGTGGATGTCATGTTTGGAGCGCCTGTTAATGTTGCTCCCCAAATGTCATCGCCGCTACTCCCCCACGTTCCTGCTGTGTTTAGGTTGAGGGCATATTGATTTTGTTGTGGTGTTGGAGCAGAAGCCCAAACAACCCAATTTATAGCACTATCTCTACTTTTAACAATTAGTAACTCAGGAGCAACGCCTAAGTTATGACTTTGGGTTTGAGCTGACCCCGTACCCGTATAGCACACCATATCAAAGAAGCCGGGAGCGCGACCAAAAGAGTAAAACACAGCTTGGCTAGTAACAGCATAAAGCCCCGTGTTGTTCCAATTTCTTGTGCCTTGTGATGCTTGTTCAGCAACAGTTGAAGATGTAATTAAGTTATTTGCGTTAGTAACCGAATTTGTGCTTGATACACCCCTGAGTCGGTCATTCACAACTGTATTTTCAGAATAGCCGGGCGTGTAGTTCCACATCCCCAAATCAACTGGAAAACCTGTTGTAAACTGCGTAAAGCCTGTTGGCACATTAGGACTAAACACACTCGTACCACTCGTCGGCGTTTTCATCGGGCCGCGACGGATGGCGATGTAGATGTAGGTTGTGCTAGGGCTATATGGGTTTGTGCCGCCAGTAGGCATACTAAAACCAGTAGCGGTTAAATTAGCCCAACTAAATGTAGATGTTTCTGCATCAGATAAATTTGCAATCAGTCTTGCCCCGTTACTTCCAACAGGAATACCGCGCATATTGTCAACAATCGTCCAGTTGCTTGTTCCAGACGAGGCTTTTATTAAAAGCCATTGAGGTTCATATCCAAGATTGACTGCCGTAAAACTTGAGCCGCCATCAGTCGTAAACGACCCACAGCTAATCACATTGTCCGTACCAGTCAGGCCAAAACCACCTGCGTCGTGGGCGAATAGGTAGGCGACGTAGGTACCGCCATTCACATTCATCGAAGCTGGCGCACCACTTTCAATAGAAAACACAGTTGAATTTATCGGTGTTGAAAATGCCGTTCCACTCGCCGCTGCGGTACTGTTTAAACGAATGTAACCACCTGAAACGCCAAGACTTCTGTGGTAACAAGACCAATCACCGGTAGCGTCCATACGCTTAACAATAATGAAACCGGGAGTTGACCCAAGATTATGTGAAATGCTGCGAACAGAAGTTCCATCCCCCGTATACGTCACCACATCAAAGAACTTGGCTTGCTCGCGGAATGTCCATGAGACGTAAGTGTCGCCAGAACCGTTTATTGCGGTGGAGCTTTGAGTAATAGAAAAGCCGTTTGAATTAAAAGCAGTAAGCCCATCTAAAGCGCGTGATGCATTTGTGCTATTTGTTTCCAGTGTATAACCAACACCTCTTGAGGTATCGTATAACCAATGGCTATCTGCCTTATTTCTGACCTTAAACCAAACCAACCCACCCTTACCGGACAAATCAATGTTATTCGTGATCGTCTGTGTAGAGCCGTTACCTGTGTACAGATACGTCGAGAAAAGATTCTCTATAAACAAAGATGGGTCTACACTCCCAGCAGTAGGCCATAGGTTCTGCTTATCCCAGTAGGCTTGTTGATCAAGCGTCCATACGCCGGGAGCAGAACTGTTCTGATATGGGCCAGTAGGTGCTACTGCCACCGGGCGAATAATTCCAGCATTCCATTTGGAGATTCCCACAGCTACACCTCAATTCAAAAATTGTTTGAGCATTGTTCTTATTTGCGTTGCAATTTCATCTGCATGATGGCTAGGAAAGCAAGAGTCAAACTTCTCCGTAATCCGTACATCGTAACGCTCAGGAGGAACAAACAGCCTGTTCGTATCCTCAAACCTACCCTCTTTGATTCGGTCTACCCAAATCGTAAAGTCAGCACCAAAAGCAGCTCTCGTTTCTGGTGTAGGGCAAACAAAATCAGCTATTACTACCGCACCCCATCGACTTGCTATGTCACACAATACACCCATACGCCGCGCTTGCTCTAGCCTGTCCTCAACGCTAAATCCCAAATCCTTGTTGATTTCTCTGCGAACCTCGTCAGCGTTAAAGTGAACACACTGCAACTCCCTCGCCAAAGCATCCGCTAGTGTTGTTTTGCCAGCACCCGGCAAACCACAAATCAACACCTTCATCCTTTAACTTTATACAAACTCTTTACAGAAAAGTCCGGCGTTTCTTTCCTCCAGAACTCTTTGCCAGCGTACTTGTCCCAAACGGACTTTGGCAGAATAGAAGGACGCTCTTCCCAAGTTACTTTTCTGCGAACCGTATGCAAGCTCTTCATATTCAAGGCTTGGTCATACACTTCGTTCTCATATTCAACATTGTCGAAGTCGTGGTCAAAGTAGGGCTTACCAAGGAAGTCGTACACCTTACGCATACTCTCTTCTGGGTTCTTACACAGCCCCTCGTACTCCATCAGGAAAATCATGTCTGGGTTTAGCAACAGACCCTCTTCCAAGAAGTAGTACGGCTTCACAACCTGACCTTCCTTTTTTACATCCATCAGCGCATCACACCGAGTGGTGACTGTCTGACTAGCTTCATCATCAGTCAGCGTGGCGTTGTACAACGTATTCTTGGCGGCTATCCGCTCAAACGAATCAAGTATCCAAGGCAGATCACGCACACAGCAAATAATCTTCGTCTGCGGATACAGCGCCTTCAGTAAGGCTGTCTTTGCAGTCCAACCACGGCTTGTGTCGAACACCGTCTTAGGCTCAACAGCCTCGTAATAAGCATTAAATAACGACCTCAGAATGCCCTTACGACGCTCTTCATCAATCAAATGGTTGCTCTCACTGCCTGTAATGACGTTAATGGTTGACCCAACCAATCCCTGTACAGGCGACGATATGTCTGCATAGAACTCAGGGTTCTGACGCAAAATGGCTGACAGCAGGGTAGACCCCGACCTCGGTAGCCCAGAGATGAAGAAAAACTCTTTCACGCCTGTGGAACCCAGCTAAGTGACGCCTCATCCCACTGATACCGCACATTGCCGCCGTTCATAATTGCGTCTACAGGACGGGCTACAGGGGCGCTCCAACTCATCGTATCTAAGTACCCTATCCATGACGGGTAAGGCTTCGTAGCTTCATGCTCTGCCACTCTACGCTCGTTCCAGACGGCTTCTGTTAGGACTTCCAGCACTCCAGCAACGGTAGTGTCGGCATCATCATCACAGGTGCCGTAATACTTGGGCGCACGGAGGTAAGTGCCATCGGAGGCAAGCTCTACAGGCCATGTAGACTTGTCTTGCCAAATGATCTTCAAACCCTTTACATCAGGCATAGATGGGCCTGTACGCTGCGGCTCTACCGTGCAAGGAATCTTGGTTGCTGCATCAACTTCTGTGACTACGATGTGCATCGTTATTCTCCTTAAACTGCTACTCGGCGTATTGCTCTAACACGCTTCGTGTATGTCTTACCGCCATTAAACTGTTGTCCGTAAGTAAATGCCTGATACGCTGCATAAAAAGTAGAGGTTTCCGTACTAGACCAATAAGAATTTCCTGAGATAGAGTTAAAAGCCTCAGCCCCGCCAGATTGAAATGCTGCCGCAGAAGTCTGCGCGGGAGTTCCAGAGGTGTAATTACTGGCTCTAGCTGGTACTGCATTTGCATTTATGCCAGATGAGGTATTGTTGCCTGATGTCGTAGGCTTTAAATTGTAATAACAAATTTCTAATTCATTCTTGGCTGGCATATACCAGTCACTAAACCCACCAATCACCAAATCATTACAGAAGTGCGCCGCTGGATAAACAGTAGCACTACCATCAGCCACCATATCAGCTGTGTTCTGTGGGCCATCAATAACACTATCCGCACCCGGAGTGGCGGAACTTGCGTTTTTCCATTGCCTACTGGAATTTTCAGCAGATGCTACGGGGCCGACAATAATATAGTGAGTGGCGGTGCCCCCTACCCCTATCTGCCCTGCGTAATACCCTCCGCCGAAAGCCTGACCAATGACTAATTGCACGGGCCAATTGTTAGCGGCCTTCGCCTGTAGTTGCTGCTGTAAAGTCCAAACACCTGAATAATTCGGCATGATGTTTCCCTTAAACTGCTACGCGGCGAACGGCGCGGACACGAATTAAATTGGTTTTATAACCATTCGGGTTTTGAAAACCATCACTGAATCGCTGATACCAAGCGTAACTAGCAGCAGACTGTGTACTAGCCCAATAACTCCCACCAGCCATGTTTTCAGCACCACTCGGAGATTGGAACGCAGCCGCAGAGGTTTGTGCGGGTGTTCCACCGGTGTAATTACTACCCCTGCTCGGAACAGCGTTGGTGTTGGTTCCGCTAGATGTATTGTTTGTTGCTGCTGTTGGTTTTAGGTTGTAGTAACAAATTTCCAATTCATTTACAGCGGGCATGTACCAATCGCTAAACCCACCAATGGTAAGCCCTTCACAGAATTGAGCGGCTGGATGACTAGCATCGTTCATGTTCGAACTATTTGTCGGCCCATCAATAACCGATGATGTACCGGAAGTGCTACCCGGAGTTATTTTCCAGCGGAGCGATGAGTTATAAGCAGAAGCAATAGGGCCAACCACAAGGTTAAAATCGGCTATACCATTGCCAGCAGTTGATATTTGTCCAGCGTAATAACCCCCACCATAAGCCTCACCAATAGCGGGAATGGGAGTTACAGAATTACTTGCTACGCTTGACGCACTAGGGCCAAATGAATTTACAGCAACAACAGTTATAGTGTATGCAACACTTGTTGTAAGCCCAGTAACGATAATTGGAGAAGACGAGCCAGTTGCACTAATCGTCGTGCCATCAGATGTTCTTCTTGCAGTAGCTATATAACCAGTAATGGCTCCACCACCCACATTAGATGGTGCGGTGAACGTCACAGACACCGAAGTTGAGGAAGCAGACGTAGCCGTGCCAATCGTAGGCGCATTAGGCACCTGCAACGGGTTATAAAACGCGGAGACAAACCCTGCTATATAGCGTATTGACATGGCTATTGCCTCTACGAATTGATCTCTTCCCAGCTTGTCGTGACAACTAAGTCACTCGCTGAACCTGCCGTGGCTCCAATCGACTCATTCTCTTTCAAGTAAAGCGCTGTAGTCTTGTCCAGAACAATCAGGGTCGCATCAGCAGGAACCGACACGGTGGAGACAATTGGGAATGCCGATCCACCCAAAGCTGCTGCGCTGTACTTGTTGATGGTGATGTCCGCAGCGTTTGTGCCGTCTACGTTAGCAACCATGATCATGTTGATCTTGTAGACCTTACCGCTAGATGCGGCATTGCTCACAAGACTGGTAGCACCGGTAGTCGTAAGTGAAACACTAGAATTTTCGCCATAAATAGCGGCGACGTTAACAATATTTGGATTTGCCACGATTTACTCCTTATAGTCCGAAGATCATTGCGAAAGCGATGGACTGGCCTTTAGATACACCCGATGGCGCGGGTGCAGTAGATGTCCAAGTCGTGCCGTTAGAAGTCAACACGTTGCCATTCGTTCCCGGAGCAACGAACTGAACCGCGCTTGTACCATTACCTAGAACGACGTTGTTTGATGTCAGCGACGTCTGACCTGTCCCGCCTTGCGCCACCGTGACAGTTGCTGCCTGCTTGACTAGCTTGCCCGTCGTTCCGTCAAACGCCACTAGCGCGTCAGCGGTCGCCGAAGCAGGGCCTACAACATCTCCAGAGGCTCCAGACGCAGAAGCTAGTAGCGTGACAACCCCTGAAGAGTTCTCACAGTACAACTTCATGTCGTTGATGTTCAGCGCTAATTCACCGGGCGACAGATTGCCTGCTGTAGGCACCGCAGAGGCGGTTGTGCTGTGATAAGTAACAATTGGAGTAAAGCCTGCCTGTGCCATTAGAATGTACCTCCAGAGATCCCAGCCGTCGCTACGACCGTTCCCGTTGTCAAAGTATTAGTAGAAGGGTTATACGTCATGTCGGAATCTACGCACACGCCATTACTACCCGAAGTGGCTGGCATAAACGCCATGTAATAAGTAGCGTTTGCAGTGACCGCCGTGGTCGTAACATTCGCCGCATTTCCTACATCTAGCGTCGATTGGGCTACATAAGCGGGTGCCGCAAGTCCTGCTGCCAACACATACCCATTAGTGCCTAGCCCTAACTTAGATAGTGTCGCTGTTCCGCTGGCATAAATAATATCCCCAGCAGCGTAGGAAGTCAGCCCTGTGCCGCCGTAAGCAACGCCTATCGTGGTGGCGTTCCAAGTTCCCGCAGTCAGCGTACCAACCCCAGTGATCCCGGTATATGAACCGCTGATACGCGCCGAATCAACCGTGCCAGACGTAATCTGGTTTGCGTCAATCGCAATCGAAGTATTGACCGCGGTGGTGATCTGCCCTTGAGCATTTACCCCAATAACTGGAACCTGCGATGCCGACCCATAAGTCGCTGCACCAACTCCAGTTGTCGCAATATTGAAGGTGTACGCAGGCGACTCGTTCAAGCCTGTGCCTGCGCTGTAAGTCAGCGGCGCACCGAACTGGCTGAAGACGATCCCTGTAGTGCCTACAATGATAGGCAGGGGTGTCTGCTGTACCCACGAGGTATTCGCGTTTGCAGTACCCGAAGTAATCAGGAAGAAGTCACCCTGATCGATCTGGTCAACCCCTGTTCCTGATGTATCAAAGTCAGTCGCACGGATCAGAATAAAAGGTAATCCAGCATCGCCAGCCTGAGATAGCGTATAGACACCGTTCTCAAGCGTTGCCGCCTGATTTTTGATCAGTATCCGAGTACCGTTATCCGCAGGCGAAGTGAACGTATAGCCATCAACCGTCAATGCACCGTTAGCATTTGCAGTCAGCGTCGCACCCACACCGCCTGTGCCGTTCGCATAGGTAACCGCAGGCAGCGCTGTGGTCGTTGCGTATTTGCAGGACTGGTGGAAGTTGATGCCCGAGGCTATCGAATCGGCGTAGGTCTTATTGACGATGTCGTTGCCAGTAGACGGTGGAGTGGTAATCGTCCCAGAAGTCATTGCGACCGACGTAAACGTACCAGCCGCAGGCGTCGTGCCGCCTATTGTCGCGCCATCTATTGCGCCACCCGTGATTGCAACCGATGAGGCCGCTTGGGTAGACATCGTGCCAAGACCTGTGATGTCGGTATTCGGGATCGTGGCGCTTGCCGTTAGAGCGCTTGACCCAGTGCCTTTGACGTAACCCGTCAAACTATTAGCTCCGGTGCCGCCATTTGCAACTGCAAGTGTGCCACCCAGTGTCAGCGTTCCGCTTGCGGTGATCGGGCCACCAGAGAAAGTCATCCCTGTAGTGCCACCAGAGGCATTTACCGAAGTAACCGTACCAGCGCCTGCAAGTGCACCCCAGACAAAGGCTGAGCCATTCCACCGCAGATAAGTGTCGGTAACCGTTGGCGCAGATACAAAATCAGTTGTGTTTACAGCGCTCTGATACAGAAGCTGATTCGGGCTACCGCCGAGGATATTCGCTACAGCCGTCACGGTAACGTCTGTTGCCGAAGTGATACGGCCTGTGGCGTCTACCGTAATCTGGGCGACTTGACTGCCCGAGCCATAAGTTCCCGGCGATACCCCCGTGACATCTAAGCTGATCGTCGGGTTACCAGACAGGCCGTTGCCATTAGTGACAACAATCTCGCCAGCCGTGCCAGCAATCTGTACTGAGCCAACGCTTGAGCCGTTTTGAAGGGTCAGAAGACCAGACCCAGCAAGGCCATTTATAGAGCCTACAGCGCCCGTTAGAGAAATTACAGGGTTACCTGCCACCCCATCACCATTCGTGACCGCAACGCCCGTTCCAGAGCCTGTAAGCGTCCTTCCTACAACCGTATTGCCGCTGGTCTTGGCAATCATCCCATTAGTGGACGTTTCAAGGCTTCCAGAAGCCCCGTTCAGGATGATTGAGATCGTACCCAGAGCGCCCGTATCCGTCAGCCCTACGCCCGTACCACCCTGCAATCTGCGGGAGTTAGGTAACGTAGACTCGGCGTTAACAGTAATGAACGTCTGCTGTTGGGTTGGCGAATTAGCAATTGCCGCGACGGTCGTCTGTACCGTCTGCCCGTTCTGGCTAATCGGCACCGACTCCGTGCCAGTCAACGACTGGGCGGCGGGGAGTTGTGTGATCGTTACTTGCGCCAAGATTTTCCCCTACGTTGTGCTAATCACATCCAGATTACCGTTGTTCTCTGGATCATCTGTGTTTTGATTAGTCGATAGTACAAACCCAGTTGTTGTAATAATATCATTCGGATCGACTGCAATATTCGCATCAGGCCGAGGAAATCTAATAGTGATACGTTCGGTCTTTCTTGCAGGCAAACGATACGGGTCAAACTGGTCTTTGCAGTTTTGGCTGCATACCATCAGACCCGGAAAGTTAGGGTCTTTCGATAAATCAGCGTGCGGACGCTTCATGCGACACCTATCGCATACTGCAATTGCAATATCCGAATAACCTCTAGTGTCTAAGAAGACCGGCATAGTTACCTAGAATAAACAGAAATATTCGGCGCGAGGTACACAGGCGACTTGTCGCGCTCTTCAGCCTGAGCCAAACCTAAGTATTTCTCAGCCTGCATCTCTAAATACTGAATCCGCTGCATATCAATACCCGGCAGCTCCATCGACATCTGATGCGCCAGCATGTTCTGAATCGCCAAGTACCAGCGGTCAGGGATCTCTAGCTGCCCATCTAAGGCACCCACATCCATGATCTGACGCGAGTAGTACACAACGATCTGAACAAACGGATCGCTTGGCACAGGCCATAAGTTGATCTCAGCTCGGGGAATAGTACGGTTGAACCAGAATTGATACGGCTGGTTCGCAGTAAAGTTCTTGTTTGGCAGCGAGACATAGTCATCGCGGTTTAGACGCGCCATCGGGACTTCTCGGCTGTTATTGCCGACGTAGAACTCACGAACCTGCAACGTGTTACCGCCGGTCTCGCGCATACGGTAATACTGCTTACTAGCACCCGGATCAATCTGATACCAGAGCCACTCGTTATCGACCCAAGTTTCTACTCCGGTGTCTTCGAGTAACGTCCACGTTGAACCATCACTGGAGGTTTCAAAAAGGATGTGAAAACTTCCTGACACTCCCGGAAGAATACCAATAGAGCCAGCGTACACAGGGTTATTAGTGCCATAGTTCACCGAAATGTTGCCGTTAGGGGATGTTTGCACGCAAACAGTGTTGATGTTGCTGTCAAAAGCGTTGGCTGCTATGCCAGAAGACGCAGAATAGCTGCCAGAAGGGCGCTCCATCGTGCGATAGTTGGCATTTAGGACGTCAATACCGCCTACAGGCAGGTAATAAATGTACTGATCGGCCTTCAGACCGATAACTTCTTGCCCAATAGCCCAATAATTGATGCCAATGTTGGCTAGATTGGACAGAAGATAGAAAAGAGACTGCTTGGCAGAGTAAATTTGCTCGGAAGTCAGCTCTTCAGCCAACTTACCAGAGCGTCGGGCTCCGTGGTCGATCAAATCCTGTACTTGGATGACAGTCTGACCGATAGTTCCAGAGTAAGCCATGTGCTTTCCTTACCATGCAGGCGATTTTTTGGACTTCGTAGCCGTTGAAATCTTTGATTTCAGCATCTTTGGCTTGCCGCCCTTTTTCATGCCATCCAATTCAGACAATGCTGATCTTCTTCGTTCTTCCATCGAAGGACGATTAACACCTTTTAGCGTTCTTGACCGCGTGGCAAAGCTTTCCAAATCCTCTAATCCGGGCGTTGGCTGTTCTTTTATTTTACGAATAGCCTCAGATGAATCAGCATTTGCTCTGTCATATTGTTCTTTGCTAACTTCTTGATTGTTAACGAAATATTTGCCGTTTACAATTCTGCCAACTGTTAACTCAGGAACTGTTTCGCCCTTAGCGCGACGCGCCTCAAGTTCACGAACATATTCTCTTAAATCCGCCATATCATTCTCCTACCAACCGGGACAGTTCCAACGCTTCATTGAAGCACGCGCTCGACTACCTTTTTCACTCTTCTCAGCAGTAGGCCCCATACGCGCACAAAAGGAGTCTCTGCGCTTACCCCCCTCAGGCTGCGGAGCCTTCAAATCGCTACCAGTCTCACGGTTGTACTTTGCTCGACCCTTAGCTGTCAATCCAGCACCCTGCTCTGCAGGCAACTTCTCACCGCGACCAATAGCTAAAGATACGCCACCATTTTTTTTAGCCTCTGGCAGCTTAGCGTAAGCCTTCTTGCCGACATTCGACTTCGTAAACTCTTTAGCCACATCCTCAGAGATGCCAACCTTCTTGGCAATCTTTGGGTTGTATTCAGCCGCCTTCATCAGACGGAACTGGGCTTTAGATTTGGCTGGCATCACGCCACCTGCTGTATTGAAACAATTACGGATGGGATTGCTGGGTGTAGCGCCGTTGAGGGCAGATGCTCCATAGTTACCGCTGCGTCGCTCTTCAACCAATAGATTTCCACATAGTCGCTTGAGTTCAAATCAAGGAAAATGTTCCAAGCTGCCACCATGTAACCAAAAATGTTACTGGTCTTTCTTGCTGGAATCGTCACAATAGTTGCTGAATTAGGCAAGTCAACGCCATTAACTTTGAACCAGATCGTTACTTCCTGCTGAGCATTTTCAGTATTTTTAAACTGACTGCTAAACTGCAGGTCATAGATACCAGTGTTCGGCACCGTAATCTCGCTGTTATTGACTAAAGTAATTGAGTCAGCAATGTCTTGCGTGTTAAAGGTCATCGCCACGCCAGCAACCGTACTGCCCGTTTGATCAGTGCTGTCGCTCCAAGCACCGTACGCACGGTTATAGGCGATCACGTCTGCGATGGTTGTCTTCCTGTTATTACCGCTCTGAACAATCGGAACCAGCTCCGTACCATCTAATGGCAGAGCGGCTGCTGTCATTGCTGAAATTTTGGTATCTGCCATTTAAGACTCCAACTCAATCTTGTCATCGTTCTCTTGCAGAACGTAACCAGAACTTTCCATCAGAATGTAGAACGGCCCTGCAGCTACCGGCCCTCGAACAATCACCGACTGTCCACCTACGTCACTGCCGTTACCAGCGCTGGCGTCAGCAACCACCCCAGTAGCTGTACCGGGGTAGGTGTTAGCGAAGTTCGCTACTTCTTCAAAGCCAACGCCGCCAGCCATTACGCAATACCAGCTTGAATCAACTTCAGCGTGACTGTGCCATCGCCAGAATTCATCGTCACACGAATTGCTGTTACT